ATGTGGCCGCATCGTTACAATGAAGATAAACAACCTGAAATTATAGAAGATCTTGATTTAACTCCATATAATGTTGTAATTACCCAAAACTTAAATTTAAGTAAAGAAGACTATTATGCAACAATGGGACAAGCAAAAGCGGTGTTTAGTTGTGCTCTACATGAAAATTTGGGTATTAGTATGATGGAGGGATGTTTAGCAGGCGCTATTCCTATTGTTCCAGATAGAGCAAGTTATAGTGAAATGTATAAGGATGTATTCAAATATCCTAGTGTATGGACTGAAAGTTATGGGAATTACCAAGAGCATAAAGAAGATTTACAAGACTTTATTACTACACTATGTAGCAACTATGACATTGTAAAAAAGGAATATTTAGACGAACAAGTAGAAGTATTAACACATAATTTCTTAAGTGCCGATATTATGTTTGACAATATTTTATCGCCGTGGCTTCTAGAAATATAAATATTAGCAGAGTTACACAAAGGTAACTGATGTAAAACAACAACCGAGTAAGGAAGGAAAATGAGTTATAACAAAACAAAGACTGACTCTCATCTGGGTCAGCAAGTTCACGAACATTTATCAAAGTTAGGCCTTGAAACGCCTGTCACTTCAAGTCTGTATACACTTTCAAGAACAGAAAAAATAGAAGCAATCGAACGTAGAATGGAAGAAGTTCTTGAGATTGTGGGAATGGATTTAACAGACGATAGTTTAATGGATACGCCAAAACGTGTTGCTAAAATGTATGTTAATGAAATATTTTGGGGTTTAAGTCCAGATGCATTTCCCAAATGTACAGCAGTAGCAAACAAAATAGACTACGATGAGATGGTTGTAGAAAGGAACATACAAGTATCTTCTTTTTGCGAGCATCATTTAGTTGCTATTGATGGCAAGGCACACGTAGGATATATTCCGAAACACAAAGTATTGGGTTTAAGCAAATTAAACAGGATTGTAGAATACTTTAGTAAACGACCACAAATACAAGAACGTTTAACAGAACAAATTTACCACGCACTCAGTTTTATTTTAGATACTGAAGAGGTTGCTGTGGTAATTGACGCCGCTCACTTCTGTGTTAAGCATAGAGGTGTAGAGGACACAGGTTCATATACTATCACAAGTAAATTAGGTGGACGATACAAAACAGACTCGGCACATAGAGCAGAGTTTATGCAGTTAGTACACAAATCATGACAAAAAAGAAGATTAAAATGATTGATCCTCCTTCTGGTTGGAGATATGGATTTCCTAAACCGTTACCAGAAGGTGTAGAGGATGTAAAAAAATGGCTTGTTGAGAATGGTTATCCTCAACAGGAAATAGATGCCCTTGGTAAACATTTTTATTATCGCCATTGGGAAGAGGGGTAAGAGATATATTTTCCGGTTTTCAGTTACCCGGTCTGTCGTATTGCAAGCACTATTAGCCACGATTAAGTTGCGTATAGGGGTAGTGCCCAAGGACGAGATGCAGATAAAAACTGTAAACATTGTAACATGACTAGTATTACCAAACTTAAAAAGCAGTGGATGAACGATCCAAAGGTTGTCGAAGCTTTTGAAAAGATGCACCAAGAATTTACGAAGGACAGAACACATATGACAAGCAACAAACCAATTGAAACTGATGCAGAATACAAAGCTGCCCTAAAAAGGGTTGAGGAACTGCTGACACTGATGGAACTTATTGAGGCATATGAGGCCAAACACTTTCCTCTATTAGAGGATGATAATCAACAACAGGAGTTGAAGTAATGACAAAAATGATAGATGTTAATACACAAGATGTCAAATCGTATGTATTAGACATTTGCCATCAAATGAACGCAGACAATTGGGTGCCTGATTATATAGTAGGCATACCACGAGGCGGTATGTTGCCTGCTGTAATGTTAAGTCACTATCTCAATCGTCCTATGGTTATACAAGATGTTAGGTTACGTGATAATGTACAACAAGAATCTAATTCTGAAATACCATTGGATGCATTAGAAGGCAAACAGATTCTTATCATAGATGATATTAATGACACTGGCGCAACTTTCAAATGGATGGTAAATGATTGGGAAAATACTATAGAGCCACATTTATTTCATCATTATGGGAAGGGATATCATATGCCTGATGAAAACAAAGCATTATGGAAACGTAATATCAGATTTGCTGTATTGTTTAATAACGCGGGCAGTGAGTTTAAAGACATAGCATTCAATGCTCGTGAAATTAACAAAACAGAAGATCCATCGTGGGTCGTATTTCCATGGGAATGTTGGTGGTATAATAGGAATTGGTAATGAAGCAAAGAACACAGTATATATTGGGCATGGTAGTAATGATACTATTATGCTTTGATTTGGCAGGTTGTGATAGGGGTGAGACAGAAAAAGGCAAAGCATGTTGGGGAGTACTTGGAATGGATACACTCACTGGTGAGCAATGTGAGCCAATTGATGAGGTTGTACCACCATCAGATGGAGATGGGCGATACTGTTGTGCCGCATTAATACCATCTTGCCATGCTTGTAAAGAGGGATTAACAGTTAGACAGTGGTTAGATAAAACGTGCGGGACAGATTCTGACTCTGCAGAATATTCGCATTGGGACACAGAGAAAAATGAACCAGTTTGGTTATGTAGAATGGTAATTATAGATTAGGAGAGAGCAATGAGTGACGTACCAGAATTTACATCAACGAAAAGTTTTTGGAACTTTCCGTGTGCTCATAGACAGCACAAACACGATGGCAATTGCCATTTAATACACGGTTATAGTCGTAGTTTTCACTTTGTATTTGGCGCACAGACAATGACAAAGGAAGGATTCCTTGTTGATTATGGTGACTTGGATGGAGTAAAACAATGGTTAGAAGAAAATTATGATCATACATTTGTAGTTGATCATGATGATCCGTGGATGGAAACATTTCAAGCAATGCACGATGCGGGTGTATGTAAATTAATTGTACAAGAAGAAGGACCAGGTATGGAAGGAACTGCTATGCGTATTTGTATGTGGGCAGATGAATGGTTGCGGGAACGTACAAGAGGACGAGCATGGGTTATTAGTGTAGAGTCTAGAGAAAATGATAAGAATAGTTCCATTTATACTAACCCTGATGCTGGCTTTAAAGGTTGGCTGTAATAAATTGCAACACAGGATTTCAGCCATTAGTTGAATGTTGGCTTGGTGATTGTTATCGTCCTGACTTTTTTGATTATATAGAAAATAATAGTGTTAGAAATGTTCTGCGACAAATAACAGAAGAAACTATAGAAGATTTAGAGAACATACGAGAAATACTAGAGAAGTACAATGTAAAAGTCAATCGACCTAAAGTATTTGACTTTGAAAATATGTATAATGTATACAAAGTAGGGCGAGAATGTTTAGATGATAACTTGGAAGTGCGTAGAGATTTAGTATTACAAAAATGGCCTAAATTTAAAGATATAAATGGTGTTACAGAATATCTAGACAATTACAATATACATGAATTTCCAGGTGACTTAACTCGTCCTCCACTCATGGTAAGAGATGAACAAATTGTTATTAAAGATTCAATATACAGGCTTACAAGAAAAGATGTACGCAAGGATCACGGAGATTTCCCAGCAACGATAGCGGCACTAGAACCATTATTTAATAAACTACACAAATACGATGGAAATATTATAGATGATCTTCCATTTGGAAATAGTAACGATGCTCCTAGTATTGTTAGACTTGGAGACACTATAATATTAGATGGGTTACCAATAGATATCTATAACTATTTTAAAAAGCAATTAAAAGATTATACTATAATAACTGCTTTCAATGATGGACATAGTGATGGTATATATAATCCAATTAAACCTGGCGTTTGGATTAGTAACGGAGAAGCATTAAATTTTAAAAAATACTTTCCTAGTTGGGACGTATATTATTTGCCTGATGCACAGTGGTCTAATATGTCACCATTTTTAGAAGTTAGAGACAAGGTAAGAGGTAAATGGTGGATTCCTGGTGAGGAACATAATGATGATCTTATTAGTTTTGTGGATAACTGGTTTAGTGATTGGGTAGGTTTTTGTGAGGAAACAGTATGGGACGTAAACGTATTAGTAATAAATCCTGAAACAGTATTATGCTTAACAGAAAATAAAGACTTATTTAAATGGTTTAGATCACACAATATAGAACCTATAGTAGCACCGTTTAGACATAGATTCTTTTGGGATGGTGGACTACATTGCCTAACATTGGACATACACAGAGAAGGCGGAATAGAAAGTTATGCAAGATGAATTAGAAAAAATTAAAGAACTTGCGGAAAATAGTCTAAAGAACTTTAAAGAGCCACATTATTATCGTGCGCCAAAAGAAGATGTAACTATTGACAATTTGAAGAATATTGTTATAATAGTAAATGAGCATGAAAAGAATGAAAAAGAACGTGAGAAAAAACATATAGAGGCAATGCGACATTGGTTCGGACCACACTATAAACGTGATATGAAAGAATGGATGGAGCAACAAAAGAAAGATGAAAGTTAGATATACTGAAATATTCTACAGCCTACAAGGCGAAGGTAGATGGGTAGGAACACCAAGTGTATTCCTACGTTTATTTGGTTGTAACTTCAAATGCCAAGGCTTTGGAATGCCAGAGGTTAGTGCTGGACAACGGCAGGTAAGTGAAGAGCGGTTGTGGGTTGATCCAGATGATTATACCGCAATGGATGGATTACCATTAGTTAAAACAGGTTGTGATAGTTATGCTAGTTGGGATCCGCGTTTTAAACGATTTGCTACAACAACTGACATAGACGGCGTAGTAACAGATTTATTAGATATAACACCGCGCAATCAATGGGAAGAAATACATTTAGTTGTAACAGGCGGTGAACCTATGTTATGGCAACGTATATATGAGCCATTATTAAAGCATCCAAGAATGAGTAGTTTAAAGCACATGACATTTGAGACAAATACAACACAAGAATTACGATGGAATGACTTTTTTGCTGGTACTGACAGGCCATGGATAACTTGGTCTTGTAGTCCTAAACTATCAGCAAGTGGCGAAATATGGTCGGATGCTATTAAACCAGACGTAGCAAAAGAATATTCTGCCGTTCAAAAATCAGATATGTATTTTAAATTCGTGATAGATAATGAAGAGGGTATTAATGAAGTGCTGGAGGCTGTAGAGGCATACAGAAGTGCTGGAGTAAATTGTCCAGTATATGTAATGCCAGTAGGCGGATGCTACGAAGATTATTCCTTTAATTCACGCCACGTTGCAGATCTAGCAATGAAATACGGACTTAAATACAGTCCAAGACTACATTCCGATTTATTTGGAAACGCCTGGGGAACATAATGGACATACCAGAATATTTAAGCAACTTGCCCGTAAAACAAAATGATCCAAAAATAGAAGAACTTATGTTAAAAGTTCTATTGGAATGCAGAAATGAAGGCATAACTGAGATATCAGTTGGTTCATTATTACTACTATTTGGTGTTGATTCTTCTGATATTTCAGAAGAAATGTATGAAGATTATGTCGAATTAACTCCAGAAGGAATTGAAATGGCAGTAGCAATTAAACAAAAAGATGGCACGGTAATACAATAATGGGATTATTTGATAAATTAGGCAAGGCAATTAATCGCAAGCCAAAACCAGAACCAAAAGCAGAACAACCTGCTCCTAAAAAAGCAAAATTAACACCAAAAGAACAAGCGACTAAAAATGAAGAGCCTTGGTTTACTATTGTTGACGTGGAAATAGATGTTGATAATCCACGCAATGGTGCTTTTGAACTAGACTGGAACGAGTATTTCGTAAAGATGTTACGTGGGCATGGCTTGACTGGTGACACTGATGAAGATGTAGTAGATCAATGGTTCCAAGATTTATGTAAACAAATTGCATTAGAACAATATGACGAAGAAGTATTTTCAAATAGTATTATTCAAGGACGAGAAATAGAAGGTGGCAGGAGAGAATACGAATGAGTGAAAGTGGTAAAACAATTACTGTTAATACAGACGATAATTCTGTAATAGTACAGCAAACAAATATTCCATCTGATGAAGGATTAAATGTTGGTGGTGTCAGTCTCAATACTGACTTGCCGTGGTATGGTGATGCATTTATAGTTCTAATATTAATAGCATTGATTTACATTGGTAAAAAATGGATTGATGCTCAAGCATGGAAATGGTTCAATAAAGAAAAATGAGCAGTATTGTCTGTGTTGGCGGTGCTCATACAGCAGGCGCAAAATGCGTCAATGATTATTCATCTGCAAGTGATGATCAATTATGGAGACATCATGGCGATGTTCCACATCCAGATAATAAAGCAAAAGCCTGGCCAATACATATAACGCCAGTAATGCAAATAGGAAGTTTTAATATATCGAAATCACATTATAATAATGAATCTATTATGATGGAAACTATGCGATATATTAATCCTAAACCACACCCAGAAGATGTAATTGCTATAATAGGCTTTGAGGACTGGGATGGTTTATTACGAGGACATGAAAGTATGTTAAAAGATATTATTCAATTACATGAACAATTGAATAAAACTAAAACAAAACATCTCATGTTCAATACGGTCAATTGCCTGAATATTCAGGAAAATGATCGATATGATTTTGGAGACTCTTATATCGGTCCGTATGATCCACAGGAAACTATGGTTTCACAATTGACAAAACAGAATCTCTTCTTCAATCCAGGCACAGAATACTATGGCCCATTTGGTCATAAAGCATGGGCTCGTGTTCTGTTGAATAGATTGACAAAAATGGTATAACTTGTTATACTATATAGATCATAGTTGCAATTGGGCAATTATGATTTGCCAGTGCATCAATTATGCACAATCGATAAAACCTCAGGAGGTATTAATATGGCTGGCATCGTAGACACTGTTTTAGGGTGGGTGAGTAAACTAACGGAAGTTGGTGTATCTTTAATCGCCTTAGCAGTAATTGTCCAAATTATCTTTGGACCTTCAGTGGCATTTTTGCCCGGTGATGTTGTAGGCAATATTATAGGACTGGTGAGTTCACTTGGTAGTAACGGCCTAGTTGGATTAGTAGCGGCCGCAGTCCTGTATTGGCTTTTTACTAAGAAGTAAAACACATCAACAGAAGTGATCGGCCATCACCTGGGGTGGCCGTAACTTCAATTCCATAGAGTGCGCTATGAAATATTTACTAATAGACACCGCCAACATGTTCTTCAGAGCAAGGCATGTTGTAGCAAAGAGTGTCGATACTGATACAAAACTAGGACTTGCTATACATGTGACACTTAATAGTGTTGCTAAAGTATGGCGCGAATTTAATGCTGACCACGTTATCTTTTGTTTGGAAGGACGCAGTTGGCGTAAAGATTATTACGAGCCCTATAAAAAGAATAGGGTTGTAGCACGACAAGCACTCACTGAAAAAGAACAAGAAGAAGACGAACTCTTTTGGGAAGTGTTTACTGACTTTGTTAAGTTTTTAGACGACAGAACAAACTGCTCAGTAATACAAAACGATGTATTAGAAGCGGATGATTTAATTGCGGGTTTTATTCAAAATCACCCGTTTGATGAACACTACATTATAAGTAGTGATAGCGATTTCTATCAACTTATAAAAGATAACGTTAAACAATACAATGGCATCACAGATCAACTAATAACAGTATGCGGTATATTTGATAAAAAAGGCGACATGGTCATAGATAAAAAGACCAAAGAGCCAAAAGAAATACCGAATCCCGAGTGGTTATTATTTGAGAAGTGTATGAGAGGTGATGCTAGTGATAACGTCTTTAGTGCGTATCCACGCATTAGAAAGAACAAATTATTAGAAGCATTTGAGGACAGAACCAATCAAGGTTTTGCTTGGAACAATATGATGCTTCAACGTTGGGTTGATCACAATAATGTTGAGCATAGAGTAAAGGATGATTACGAGCGCAACAAAAGACTGATTGACTTAATGGAGCAACCAGACGATATTAGAGAACAAATGAATGAAACTATAAACAGTATTACAGCAAAAAAGAATACTAGTGTAGGGATTCATTTTATGAAGTTTTGTGGCAAGCATAACCTACAAAAGTTAGGTGATGATGCTCAAAGATTTAGTGAAATTTTAAACTCGAGTTACTCGGAGGCGTAGTGTCAGGAATAGTTGTATTACTATCTGGTTCAGGAACAAACTTGCAGGCAATTATAGACGCAAACTTGCCTGTTAAGTATGTTTTGTCTGACAAGCCTAATGCCTATGGATTGACTAGAGCAGAAGAGGCAGGAATACCTACGTATGTATTGTCTAGCCTTAAACGATTAGAACATAGAACAACAAATATATGTGAAGAATACAAAATAGACTTAATAGTACTCGCCGGCTTTATGCGACTCTTGAGCCCTGGTTTCGTACAACGCTGGGAATCGCACATTATCAACATTCATCCATCTTTACTTCCAGAGTTCAAGGGGGCGGGTGCTATTAAGCAAGCATTTGACGCAGGTGTTAATGAGACCGGCGTTACAGTACATTATGTAGATGAGGGAATGGATACTGGCTCTGTTATAGAGCAAATAAGAGTTCCCATACTCAACCATGATAGTTTAGAGGATTTAGAACAACGAATACACAAAGTAGAACATGAGTTATATCCAAGGACAATTAAATGGCTTTTAACGAATTACTAGGCAAATTAGTTATACAAGTATCAGCAATGCCGCGAGACACCAATGCTCGGGGCGATATATTTGGTGGCTGGCTTATGGGTTTAATGGACTTGGCATCTGCACATATAGCACCAGAAGGAAAGAGTGCTACCCGAGCAGTTAATAATATAGAATTTTTTAAGTGTGTACAAATAGGAGATTTAGTCTCTTGTTATGGACACATTGTAAAGTTAGGGACAACATCTGCAACTGTACACATTGATGTATATGTAGGTAAAACTAGAGTAGCATGTGGAGATTTTGTAAATGTTGCCCTTGATGATGAGGGAAGGCCGAGGAAAATAAAATGAGAGTTGACATTGGTGAGCCGCAAAATGATGGCAGTTTTGACATTGATGTAGAAATACACCCATGGGATACATGGGCATTGGATCACACATTAGCATTAATAATTATTCCTGCTCTAGAACAATTGCGAGATAACTCGCAAAGTTATCCACAAGACTTTGAGGAATTTGAAGATTGGTCCGATGCAATTGATAAAATGATTATTGCTTTCGAGAATGTTGTCGGAGATACAGACAGTGATATAGACTATTGGACTGATGAGCGTTGGCAAGACACTAAAGACGGATTTGCATTGTTTGGAAAGCACTACACAGACTTATGGATGTAAAATGAGAAACACAGCAATTAAAGGAAAGTATATACCTAAAAACAAGTCTAAACTTGATAAGAAGGATGCAATATATAGATCGATGTGGGAACGGAGATTTATGATCTATTGTGATCGTTCAGAGAATATATTAAAATGGGATAGTGAGCCAATCCATATTCCATATGTATCACCAAAAGATGAGCGTACACACAATTACTATCCAGATTTTTATGTAAAGTACAAGGATATTGAAGGCAAGACTATTGAGAAAATTATTGAAATTAAACCTAAGTGGCAGACATCTTGGAGTGTAAACAGAGCCAAGTGGAGAGCCGCTAGATTATATTGTATAGATCATGGGTATGAGTTTCAAGTATTAACAGAAAGGGAATTGTTTTGAAGATAATCAGTAGAAAAACGTTTAGAAAAGTAGTAAACATTAGCGATAGACTAAACATCTGGTTTAAGAATACGTTTGGTTTGGATGCTAAACGCAAAGTATTAGAAGCAAAACAAGATTTAACTACTATGGATGAGTTGGATCGTACTATAGGAAAAGCAATAGGTGCATACCCTAATTTTGTTACTGATAAAAAACAATGGAAAGATACCATTGATAAATTTAAAGATCGAAAACCACAGTTGTCTGAAACATTAGAATACTTGAAGGACAAATAGCATTAAATGAACACATATCAAGAACGTATGGCGGCGGCGTATCGTAAGAGACGCAATAAAGCAATAGGCCGAAAAAAGAAAATAAGATTTACTTCTACTGTGAATCCTTTTCCTAATTACGAAACAAACTGCCCTACAAAAGATATTCCCTCACACGACTCTAGAGTTCTAGGCGCATTACCAAAACGAAAATCATATAAGTCTAATCACACTATTGCGCCGGCCTTTAATAAAGGTCCATATATGGTGATTAGCGAAGACTGCATCAAGGACATAGGACGATGACAAAAGACACAATAGCAAAACCATTAATAAAGGATCGTTTCTGGATCCTTTCTAAAGATGGTAAAAGTATAGGCATGCTTAACAAATTAGGCGATGCGTTCGTTATAACAGCAAACGGTCGCAAAAGTGCCTTTGAGAATAAGAAAAACTTATTAAAGAAATATCCCTTACGGTTTATTAAATTTAATAAAGAGAATACTCGCGATACAAAAGTAGAAGAAGAAGTATACAACTACCCTATCAATTCCAAAAATGGATACAATACAATATTTGACCTAGCACGTAAACTACCAATGTTTACTAAACGCAAGGACAGCAAGTGTTGGTTTTGTGCCGGGCACTATATTATAAACTTTAATAAGATAGGTTGGACTACTGCATACTGTCCAAAACTTATTACGCTAGATAGATATGGATACAAAGGTCCATACAAGTCAGTAGAGGATGCAAAGGAAGCATTAAAGTATGTCAAGTCCACAACTTAACCTACGCCCTATTGAAAACTTGCTACACCAAATTGCTGGACTAAAGCATAGTGGGCAAAGTGAATTAAGAATAGGCAAACAACATTGTAATGATTTAGAACACTCGTTAGCGGTCCTTTTGACACATATCGCTACTTGTCAAGAGCAAATCATACAATTACAAGACCAAATCATACAAAATCAAGTAATAGAAGTAGAGTTTGACGCCGGAGAGTTCTAGTTAAGCCACGATAAATAGTTATATACGTATATAACTATACAGGAGTGACTTAAACTAATGAGCAGGCCTAAACCAGAAGTAATTTTAGAGCATACAAATAAAGACACATATAAATCCGACCAAATACTAAAAGTAGAAGGCATTTGGGCGGTGTTTTATGATGGTCAGCCTATTAATTTAAAAACTAGCAACTTACTTGTCAATTACCCTGGGCCAAAATATAAACGAGTTGTATTTGGTAATCCAGGACACGCACATAACCTAGCAAAAAAATTAAATCAGCAATTCAGAACTAATAAGTTCGAAGTCTTCTTATTATCAGAAGGTAAGAAAGTAGAAAAAGGTGAGTAACAGATTAAATAAAAATGATTATACTATTAAATTTATGGATCTCTTGGATATCCCACGCAACACAGAAAATATACGAAAGTATACTCTGTTTTGGTGGTATAATGTCAGAGGTTCTAGTGGTCTGCGACTCACAAAACCAGGTTATCTTACATTCACAAAAGAGTTAAAACTAAAAGAATACAGATTTGATCTCAGTACTGTATCTGTAACAGGAAAACAACGCCTATATCTGGACTTGGATAAACGCATGCCGAGCCCATATTTCATACATGTCAACAAAATGGGCAGAATACAGAAATATATGAATATCTCAATATTTGATGAAAAACTGGCTACGATGTTTTATCTGAATGGTCACGACTTGGGAAAATACTTAGAAAGCGCAAAAATCGCTGATTCTAGCGATTTCTGAAAACCCTTTAAAATCAAGCACTTACAAAAATCTTAAAAATCCAGCAGAATCAAGCACTTACAGCACAAAAATAGTAGACAATTCGTCTATATTTGCTATAATAGTGGTATGATGCTAATTTACTGGAGCAAATAAATGGCAAGTCGAAAGACAATCGAAGTTGAAAAAGTCAAGGGTATAGCAAATCGAGCCCTTGAAGCGTCCATGCGTTGGAGCGAAGTAGAAAGCAAATACGTTCCTGTTGATCGCTACTGGCGACAAGGCGTGATGCTGATGGTTGAGCAAGTCCTTATGGACTCCGGCAATTACAAGGGATTTGGCTACTTGACTGAAAACGAAGTTCCGAAAGGAGCATTGCCCGGTATACGGCGCGACAAAACGGATATATTCGAAAACACAGATTCCACTCGCGTGAGGTACTTCTAATGGACCGCGATGCACGTGAACGTCTTTGTGAAGCAGTACAGGAAGGATTACTGGATCCTGATAATTTCGTAGTAATGGTCGCCAAGTGGATGACTAACGACGAGATTATCGAGATGTGTGATGCAAATGAAATCAACCTTAAGATACTTACGGGGTATTAATATGGAAGGCTTTAACGAACAAGAGAAAAACAAAGAAGCAATCGACGCTCTTCATCGAGTGGACTTTGACGCAATGGACATGGATCAGTTGAAGGCTGTAAGCAAACTGGTCATGGAGGCACGCCGCCGCAAGGGTAAGGCACGTATTGGTGCTCTACAGCCAGGTGACCGTGTTATGGTAACGAGTGGTCGTAAGACTAACCGTGGCCGTGTTCCGAAGCAGATGACGGGCGATGTTGTGGAAGTCAAACGGACTCGCGTAGTTGTTGATTGCGGGCAGTATGGCTCATGGCGTGTTCCGGGGACGATGCTCGAGAAGATATAACAAATGGAATTTACTTCCTGCCGGCTACAAGACTTACAAGAGTACGCCTTCCGGCCGGCGGGCAGTATCTATCTTGATGGAGAAGAAGTCAAATACAAGATAGAGGATCCAGAATTTAAACTATCGCAAGGACAAATATATGCCTGGGTAGTTGGCGATTCAGTTGTTTACATAGGCATGGCTAGTAAGGGCATCAATAAACGACTAGGTGAACATCGCGGAGGATGGCGTGGAGGAAGTGCCACTGGGATCAATAAAGCGAAACTGATAAGAGATACAATCAACAGTGGGCAAGAGATTAAAATATACGGAAGAGTTTGTGATAGTATCAAACAATCGTATATGTTACTTGGAGAACAGGTTACACGTGAAATTAATTTAGTGGATCAGGAAGAAGATGCACTACTTAAACGGTTTAAACCTGTGTGGAATATCAATGGGAAATAATATGGCAGATGTCATCTTTGATGTGGATGGGACGCTGATGGACATTGACCATCGGCGCCATCATGTTGAGCAAAAACCGAAAGATTGGAAAGCCTTTCGTGCGGACATGATCTGGGACACTCCCAACAAGGATGTCGTGATGATGGCCAAATTGCTGAAAGAGGCAGGGCATCGTATTATTATTTCCACAGGGCGGCTTGAGCAAGACAAAGACTTGACGCTCAAGCAATTAAAAGATGCTGGTGTTAAGTACGACCTAGCATTGTTCCGAGGTATGTGGGAACAATACCATTCCGATTCTGAGGTTAAAGAAAATATGCTTGCGGATATGAAGAAGTTTGGATTCAATCCTACAATGGCATTTGACGACAGAAACAGAGTTGTGGACATGTGGAGACGCAATGGACTCCGCGTATTTCAAGTCGATAATGGAGACTTTTAATGGATGCTGAACGATTATTTTGGATGACACGCGAGTTTATTAAAGACAAGCTGGCAGAAATGTCCGATGAGGACATAGTTGCAATTGAGCATACCCTCCCAGAGGATGCTGTGCTCGCATTTGATATTGACGAAATATTGGAGAGTTTGCAATGACATATAAAGGACCAGGTTTTTATAACGAGTATGGCGAACGAGTGTGTTCGTTTCATCCACAATCAATGATTGAATATCTTTCTAATCTTGGATTTAAAATGGTTGAAGATACGGATGACTTCAATTCTGAAGAAGTAGAAGAACAGCAACGCCGGGACGAGAAGAACGAACTCTATGGTCCGCGCAAAGAATTTCAACTTAAATGGAGAGGGACTGATTAACATGAAAAAAATACTATTCGCAGTAACATTGCTTTTATCTATGTCAGCAATTGCTGACATAAATGAAATAAAAGCCAAAAACACTCGTCTACATAATTGCACCGCTGAAAAAGGTGTAACGTGGAGAGGCAAAGCAGAAACAAAATTAAACACGGCCGAGATTGAACAACTTCTATCTGGTAATACTCTCCTATCAGTTGATAGTTGGGGCACTTTTGCGATCTATTATCCTACAAATAAAAAGACTGTTGGCTGGATGCCTAAATTAAATGGCAAGGACTGGTCAAAAGGAACTGTTACTTTTGAAAACGACAAGTATTGCAGGCAGTGGAAGGAATGGAATAGTGGTAAGAAAATAAAATGTTGGGAAATACATCGAGGCGAACAACGAATTGATATGCCATCATTTTATTTTGTTTGCGGAAATGGCGTTCCCATTGATACCCAACATATTGTTTTTCCGGGTAATTATCTAAATATTGAATACAGTGGCAATGGTATGAAATCAGGGAAATTAACTCAGGACAACGCAAAATCAAAGGAAACTTGGCAGAAATACTTTGCAGATTTTGAAAAATAGGAGAAAATAATGAGTGATTATGATACACCAAAATGTACCTACAAGAAATTATTTCCTGTAGATGAGTGGGGTCGACCAGGCGGTTTTTATTCGCTTGCTGACGTGCCCATTACCAATGAGAAAGTGCTAGTGAGAGAAGGAACTGTAATTGCAGTAGATTACGAAACAGAAGTATATGAAGTTAAGGACAGCAAAAAAGGTTGGACTTTTGTACTTCCGATAAAAGACGTCGACATTATCGAAGAATAACACAAAACACTTGACAATATACCTTAGATCGTGTATCATAGTATATTGTAATAAAGATTTCCACATTATGTGGGATAGGGAAAGGCGGGCCCTTAATCTGCCATTTTGAAAGGAGTCATATATGACAACCAAAACAGCAAAGGTGCTTTCAGCACTACAGGAAGGCCAGGAACTTACCGCGAAGCAGATCTCTGCTCGTTGGAATGTTGGGAACCCAGGCGCTCTGATTCAGAGTCTTCGTTTCCAAGGCCACCCGGTCTATACCAACACCCGTGTTGATACGAAAGGACGCACAAGTTCGAAGTATCGAATGGGTACGGCATCTCGTGCCGTAGTTGGCGCCGGTTACCGCGCTATTGCTAACGGTTCTGCGTAAGCAACAATCATGGGGGGCGCAATGCCCCCCATACTTTTCATATTTTAACAACAGGTAATAGTAATGCCAAATAAAAAAGTAGTTTATAAAGTCAAGAAAATGAAGCCGAGTGATTTTCCTCCGATTAGGGGTCGCTCAAGAGGTAAATGGTCTCGCCAGATGGAGGCGGTTTTTGATAAAGGTCCTGGATATGGTTTCACAGTTCCAGCAAGTGACCCAAGTTCAAAGAGACGGGATATAGGTGGTGGATGTGCCGCGTATAGTGCCGCTAATTCTTATGCAGTACGGAACGGCAAAACAATCTCAGTACGAAGAGATGAAAAAGATAACGTCCACATCATGCAAGTTGATCCACGGATAAAATAATGGAAGCATTGTGTCTCGTAATGTTAGTAATGGCATTACACGTTTTTCTTTAATAGAAGACAACACGCCACATTAGCGAAATATTATGGCAACAAAAGGCGATGTCCTTCATTTAGAAATTGCCCATTTTAAAAATTTCATGAAGTATCTACCAAAGTGGCGCAGTTATGATAAGAAAACAGTAAGATTGCTATTAGAAGGCGGTCTATTAGAGGTTAGTACTTGTTTTGAAAACGCTGTGGCAAAAGTAGGCAAGTATAAAGTTATATCAGAAGATCAGGCAGATTTAAGTGATGGTTCTGATTGTAAAATGGCATCTGCTCGAACACATAATTATGGAAGACAATACGGCGCTCCAATAACAAGCGTTTCCGGAAAAACTGGTACACTACGTATTCAAGTTTACGAACGCAAGCAAAATAAATTTTACTATTTTGCAATACCACGTGATGCTTATAAACATATTTCGAAAACATCTAATATAGATATTCCTTTTGATAGAGATACTGGTGACCCAAAAAGGGCAAATCACTGGTGGGCATGGGAGTGCGAATCATTTAAAGGAATGTGTATTAATTAAGAAGATCCCACAAACCCAAATCAGGTAAGAGATACTCTCGGATAGCCGAGAGTTCACCATCTAAATGGTCAACTAAGATTTTGTGAACACGATCTTCTATAAATTGGCGGTCAGAATCTTCTACACGCTCTGGATCAATAGGTATTAATCCATTAGCATGTCCATCAACACGCTCAGCAAAATGTTGGGCGTGTTTTTCTTTAGCTATATTGTGAAAGTTATCTATATCGTCTATCTTTAATACTTCATATTCTAAATTAAAACTAGACAATGATGTTAATATACTAATCTGTAATTTAAGATGATAATCACGCATGTACATATCTAAATGTTGAAGAAAATGAAATAAAAATGCATCTACAGCATCTGTAGGCATTTTATTTAATACTTCCTTAATATTAACATGCTCTGATGCTGGTGATGCTATTATATTGGTAGGATCTCCTGCTTGTGAACCTACATCATAAGCAGGCCGCAAATTACTAATTAGTTCAGCGAATCCTTTTACGAATCTATCGATAGGATCTTGTATAAAAACATAGGTAGGAAAATGCTTATAGATATCGTGATTGCCGACAAAATCCCATCGGGCATTTGTAAATTCGTAATGGTTTAGCCACTTGTGTAATCGAGTACTACCATTCTTGCCTATGGTCTGAACACAGAATGGCAATGCTTCATCGAGCCTGTCGTGAACCCAGATCTGTTGTGTCATAACATCAATATTTACCCAGATCGAAAAAAGCCTTTAAAATCAATGACTTAAAAAAATGTGAAAAATCAATGAAATCAAGCACTTATCGGCCCAAAAAGGTAGACTTCTGACAGGAATCTGCTATAATAGTAGAACAAGTTAAGGAATCAATAGGAACCCAAGTATATGATACCCGAACGAGAAATGATGGACCGCATAGTTGAATATGTAAGTATGGTCCAAACCATGAATGACAATTACTGGAAATTGATGGGATACACCCATGGTCCTTCCAACGAAGTTGACGTCATTTTTGGCAAGAAATACGCGAAAGTCGTTACAATGCACCGTCACTGGAAAAATGGCGATCCTGACATTGTTGGCGAAGAGAACACTGGAGTTGAGTACGGCCAGACTACTGTTCACACGTTCGTGAATATGGAGAACGGCGACATTTTGAAGGGTAGTTGGAAGGCTCCCGTGAAAAATGGTGTCCGTGGCAATATTTTCGCAGAAGATATTGGTGCCAGTTGTGTAAATGAGTATGGCACCGTTTATCTCAAAGGCTATTCCGCTGGGCGGAAAGGCATTTTGTAAACCCAAGTAAGAGGAAAAACTATGGCACAATCAGCACAAGCCGAAGTTCGCACCGTCACCCTGCGTGGAGCGGAGAAGTCAATCCGCCGCGCAATGAAGCGGAAGCGACCAATATTTGTATGGGGGCCGCCAGGCATTGGTAAGAGTGACCTTATGGAGCAGATTACTGGCTCTTTTAAGAATGGTTGGCTTATCGACCTGCGTATGGCTTTGATGGAACCCACCGACTTGCGTGGTATTCCGTATTACAACCAGGCCGCGAATACAATGTCCTGGGCACACCCTGTGGATCTTCCCACAGCGGAACAGGCCGCAGAACACGACATCGTCATATTGTTTTTGGACGAGTTAAACTCTGCTCCGATGGCAACTCAGGCCGCCGCTTATCAGTTGGTGCTCAACGGACGAATTGGTACTTACAAATTGCCCGATAACTGTGTTATCGTAGCGGCAGGGAACCGTGAGACTGACCGTGGCGTCACTTACAGAATGCCCTCCCCGTTGGCAAACCGTTTCGTCCATGTTGAAGTGTCCGCAGATTTTGATACGTGGCAGGAGTGGGCAGTTGAACATCAGATTCATCCCGATGTGTTGGGTTACCTGACCTTCTCAAAGAACGATCTCTACAATTTTGATGCGGGTAGCAACGAACGCTCGTTTGCCACACCGCGATCCTGGGTGTTTGTGAGTGAGTTACTTCAGGAAGAAGATGGCGATCCGGATATGACGGAGAGCGAAATCACAGACTTGGTTGCTGGTACGGTTGGTGAAGGCCTGGCTGTCAAGTTTAACGCTCACCGAAAGCATTCAGGCAAATTGCCCAACCCGTCAGATATACTTGACGGCACGGTGACCAAACTTGAAGTGAAAGAAGTGTCTGCAATGTACTCGCTAACCATCTCGATGTGTTACGAGTTGCGTGATTCCTACAAGAAGGCCAAGAAGCAGAATCCTGGTAAGGAATGGCATGCAATGTGCGACAACTTCTTCCGTTTCATGATGGATAACTTCCTTACAGAGGTGACGGTAATGGGCGCGAAAATGGCCCTTACGAACTACAACCTGCCGCTAGTGCCTGGTAAACTCAAGTCGTTTGATGAGTTCCACAAGCGGTTTGGAAAATACGTCATTTCGGCAATGGAGGCATAGGATACTTGGGAGGCAGGCAGGAACGGGCGCAATGCCTCAGTACTGCCTGCCAATTCAAGCACTTACAGCACTATTTTCCGTGACAGATTAGCAGATAAATGCTATAATATAAGTATATTAAATGGTAATATAGACATATGACCTCCCCAAGTTCAACTACCGCTGATAGCAAATTAGCAAAGAATCCTAATCTAGAGATTGGGTTTGAAACTGACTGGGATCTTGATAAAGAAATTCGAGAGTCCCTTACTACAGCACGAATTGGGCTGTTGCTCAAAGAGCCGTTTTTCGGTAATTTGGCTACACGCCTGACACTCGTAAATGCTGATAGATGGTTGCCTACCGCCGCTACAGATGGCCGTAGGTTTTACTATAACACGAAGTTCCTGAAACAATTATCGCCGAAACAGATAGAGTTTCTGTTTGGGCACGAAGTCCTTCACGTAGTGTATGATCACATTGGTCGCAGAGGCGAGCGTGATGGGCAGTTATCAAACATTGCCGCAGACTACTGCGTAAATGGTGATTTGATACAGCACAAAATTGGTGAGCCAATTGATGTGGTTCCCATTATACACGATTCCAAATACTACGGCCAGTCGTTTGAAGAAGTATATGACGACTTATACGAAAATGTTGAGAAGATTGACATAGAAGATCTGCTCGACAAAGTCCTTGACGACCACCTTGATGATGATGGTGAGGGTGGTGGCAGTGGTGATGAGCAGGGCGCAGGTGATCGGCCAGTCCTTTCCGACCAAGAGCGTAAAGAGATTAAGGACGAAATGAAAGAAGCAATTCTCAGTGCCGCACAGACTGCTGGTGCTGGAAATATTCCTGCTGGTGTTGCTCGGATGATTAAGGAATTAACCGAGCCCAAAATGAACTGGCGGGATTTGTTGGACGTCCAAATTAAGAGCACCATTAAAAGTGATTTTAGTTGGATGCGACCCAATCGCAAGGCGTGGCATACGGGCGTTATGTTGCCGGGTATGGTTCCAGACGAAACGATTGATTTAGTAGTTGCTATTGATGTTAGCGGTAGCATAAGCGAAGACATGGTGCGTGATTTCCTCTCAGAGATTAAAGGCATTATGGACGCCTACACTACGTTTAACATTAAGGTCTTCTGCTTTGATACTGAAGTATATAATGAAGCGGATTTTACTGCCGACAACTTACATGACATTCACAGTTATGAAATAGTTGGTGGCGGTGGAACTTCTTTTGAAGCAGTATACGAGTATCTAAAAGAGAATGCCATTGAACCTAAGAAGTTAGTTATGTTCACAGATGGTTATCCGTGGGGTTCATGGGGCGATGAGAAGTATTGTGACACTTGTTTTATAATACACACTCACCGCATTGAAGGAGCACCGGTACCGCCGTTTGGTGCCCATGCTTACTACGAAACCCACATGTCATAAACCAAATTGAGTGTAAAGTAATGACAATTCGTAAAAAACGACGCAAAAAAGAACTTGTGATTGATATCACAGGGCCTGATGGTAATGCATATGCATTAATGGCCTACGCAGAACGTTTTGCAAGACAGTTGGGACTTGATTCTGAAAAGATTATTAAAGAAATGATGTCAAGTGATTATGAAAACTTGCTTCAGGTCTTTGATAGTAATTTTGGTTCTTTTGTAATTTTAGAAAGATAAACGAGGTTAAGGAAATGAAGAAGATTTCATTGTCGATGTTGTATTTGTATGCTGTAGGTGTTGTATTGGTGTTAGGGTTGTTTATGCCATTTGATGCACATGCTGGAGGTTTGAGTAACAATTATTCATTCAAAGCAGGGCATGGAAACATTCCCAATATATGGAAATATGTGTATGATCATAACAATTACGTTTCACGTGATTGGAATGGTGATGGCAAGAGTGATGTGTTAAATCTACAATCTGCTTACTCGTGGAATAGAAATCACAGTGTGAGTCCAATTGTTAGGCCTTTTGTTTTTATGAGTAGGCCTGATGGCTCTTATCATGTGCAATGGAGGGGTGGATCTATTCGTAATCTTACAACAGAATGGTATGGAGATTACTTTTCTAAACGAGCAATTATTGTAGGGCACGGCAACCCATACACCGATGACGTAATGACGCCACTCAATTGCACTAGTAGCAATTGCGTACCGTTCTCTGGTGTCAGGGCAGTAATGCATCATGCACTCGTTGAAGATATAGATAAAGATGGAAAACTGGACTTAATTACGTTTAAGGCAGGGACTTCAATATTTTCTAATTTCCAACCAGGAGCATTTGGTAATCATCCAGGTAATGGCATAGCACAAAGTTTAGGTGTATGGTCAGGAAATACTGGCGCATTTACTGGTGCTTTTCTAGATTTAGATGGTGATGGTTATAAGGAAATGATTACTGTTGGAGAGGCACGACCAACTGCTCATCAATTAAGTGGCGGTGGCGTAGTTCCTGGTGGTGGTCTAACTGTATGGAAAAATCATGGCGGGAAAAATTTTACTGTAATACAGAAATTGCCAGGTGGCCCAGGAGCAATGTACGGCAGGTTAATACTTAAAAACGGTAATGACTTACTTGTATATGGCGAGTGTGGTGATGATTGCACACAGAATAGTTGGATGAGAGTATATACCAGAGGTGGCGGTAAATTACACAAAAAACAACAGTTCAATATTGGTGCAATAGTTGGGTCTTGGTCAAAAGGACATCCGCCAAGGTTGCTAGATATTAATGGTGATGGCCATAAAGACTTATATGTCAATCACTACAGAAATTTTGGAGGTAGTGTAGGAACTCAGCATGGTGGCATTTGGTTAAACAATGGCAACGGTACTTTCCGCAGACTTGGAACTCCTATTTTTGCTGGGATACCTAAAGCAGGTATGAATGGAATGCTTATGCCAGTTCATGCTAATGGTGATCGCCGATTAGATTGGATTGTTGTATACCAAGATGGCACTTTTGGAACATTATTATCACCAGGTGGTAGTACTGGCCAAATCAAAGTAAAAGTGAACGATATTACTGGTAATAAAAAGAACAATAACAATACTGCTCAACGTGAAGCCGGTAGCAGAGGCGATCGTTTTTGGCAGTTGGGTTTTGTTAAGGATCAGTTAAGTGTCATGAACAATAGCATTATTAATAGCAATAATGTTGGCTTCTCATTTAATGACACAACTATGTTTAAAGCATTTGAGTTTGGTAAAGATAACTCATTCAACTTTGGCATAGGACAGCCTGATGAATACGGCCAAGTAGAAGACTTTGTAGCAGGCATGTCGTTTGGTGCTACTGATATAGCAGTCGCTACTGACAACACACTACTTGGCTGGGCACCAGGACAGAGTTTGCTTAATATGTCAAATTTAGAGTCTCGATACATTAACATACGGCGCTCTAAGAGTATTAAAGATTGGACTTTAAGTGGTAACATGACTTACGCATTGGCACAGGGTGATGCTGGTTATGGATATGTTAAGGGCATGGACGACTTCCATGCTATGGGATTTGGTGTTAGTGCTGATTATGCCATAGATGAGGATTCAGCCGTTAAATTTGGTGTTTCACAACCCCTCAGGATAGAGCGTGGTGCGTTACACTTTGATGGCGTAATAGCAGACATGACACCAGACGGTCGAGAAATCGACTACACAATGTCCTACACAACAGCGGTAAGTAAATCTAGCACGTTCAACCTGCAGTTGAGTTACGCTAGTGATTATAATCATTACCGTGGTGAAGATAATGCCAAAGTAATGGCAATATATAAAGGGACATGGTAAAAGAAACCGGCGCAAGATCGGTATTGGAGGAGCGGGCGACCCCTAGTGGGTTGCCCGTTTTTTCTGCGGACGAGTGGAAAGACTTTAAGAGTAAATTTGAGAAGAGCGAAGCGATAGACGCTCTTGCCAAATATATTGTGGAGAAAGAAGTACCATTTCCATTACAACAAATAACAGAACAAACAGTTACGGATAAATTTCTGAAATTAAGAAGCAGTGACCACAATAAATTCCTATATGGATACACTACAGATATTACGGATAAGTTTAACGATTATGACTACTCGGTACAACAATACTGTAAGGATGTAGTTGATTTAGGTCATTACTATAACGATATCAGTAACTATTTCCATCAGGAAAACAGACTGCAATGTAATGGATGGAAAGACCCCAGTCCAATAGCAGTATGGAACGACGAGGAAAAACTACGCAAATTTAATTGGACATTTTGGCGTGAAGGTATGGTCAAGTATGTTGATGAAACAAAGTGGCGAGAGGCATTTAGACTCGGTGCGTATGTTGCTACACAATTTAAACCTAGTGTAGCAAAGTATGTTTACAACAGGTTTAATGCTAAAACAATATTAGACAGCAGTTGCGGTTGGGGAGATAGGCTTGCTGGGTTTTGGGCAAGCAATGCTCACACTTATGTTGGATGTGATCCAAATCCGCAAACATTCCAAAATTATATGTCTCAATGTATATTTTATGAAGAAGCATTAGGCAATACTTGGTCAAACCAAATAGGTGATGACTACTTCCACTTTTCAGGCAGTAAAGAGGTACTAATATATCTCAGAGCCAGTGAAACGATGAATTGGCCACAATTAAATTATGATTTAGCATTTACTAGTCCTCCATATTTTTGCACGGAGCGATATGCCGAGGGTATTGCAGAGGAAAATCAGAGTTGGGTTAAGTATGATGACTTTTATGATTGGTTAAGCGACTATTTGTTTGAGACATTGGATCGTATTAATAAAGTAATAAATCCTAATACTGGAGTAATAGCGGTAAATATTATAGACGCAAATATTAAAAACAAACGGCATAGAGTATGTGATCCCATGACGAAATATATGGAAACACTTGATATGCCATTACAAGAAGTAATTGGTATGCGGATGAAACAACGTCCGAAAAATGAGGAAGGCGGAGACAAAGAGCATATGCAGGACTGTTTTGTAGAGCCTATATGGGTTTATAGTTCTTCAAATGAAAATACACAAACACAATTTGATAGGTTATTCACATGAGAGCATTTATTTTTGATGTAGATGGAACATTAACTCCTAGCAGGAGTAAAATTGACCCCACGTTTGAAAAGTGGTTTATAGACTTTTGTTTAAGCCACGAAGTACATTTAGTTACTGGTAGTGACTATCCTAAAACACTAGAACAAGTAGGAGAGGATATAATCAATGCTATTAAGCGATGCTATAACTGCTCAGGTAGTAGTGTATGGGAAAATGGTGTAGAAGTATGGCATAATGAGTTTAGGATAACTGATGAGCAAGAGAAATGGTTGTCGGCACACCTAGCAGTTAGTAATTTTCCGTTACGCACTGGCAATCATTTTGAATACCGCACAGGTATGCTTAACTTTAGCATAGTAGGACGCAATGCGAACAGTGAAGAACGCAGAGAGTATGTCAAATATGATAAACGAACCCGTGAAAGATATCGCATTGCGGACCAGTTTAATAAACAGTTTGAAGAAGTATATGCAACAGTTGGTGGTGAGACTGGTTTAGACATAGCACAACTTGGTATGGATAAGTCACAAATACTACGTGATTTTGACAATACTCCTATCACATTCTTTGGTGACAGAATGGAAGAAGGAGGCAATGACTATACATTAGCAGAAGCATTGTGGAGGCGGCGTATGCCCGATCCGTTTAATAGAGATTATGTATACCACATAGAGGATTGGGAACATACATGGCGAACACTAGAAAACCTTACCAAGTCTTAGCGTGGACCGCGTCATCAGTATTAGTAATAGGTTCTTTACTGGCGGCGTTTAATATACATCCATTATACATTTATGTATTTCTATTAGCAAACGCTCTGTGGACTATTGTTAGTCTTTTATGGCGAGAACCTAGTCTTTTCCTATTAAATTTTGGCGTTCTTACTATATACATAGTAGGGTTAATATTCGGATGAGTCTATATAAAACTAAAACTATAAATCCATTAAACGTTACAGACGAGCGCGTAGTTCCTACGATCCCACCTTATTTTACTAAAATTATTATTAACAAAAGTACAAAATCTGCGGCGCGATTCAAAGCCAGTGCTAGAGAAAAGAATATTGAACGAATAAATCAATGGATATATTTAAATTTGGAAGGACGCTACGGCATACAAAAACAAATAGTAACAACGGATGAACAAGTATATATTAGACCTCCATCTAAACAACGTGCTGGACGTTTAACACAGGATGAACTATTTGATCTGATTTGGTACATAGAGTGGCAGATTGGATTTGAAATCCCTAATGAAGCGAGTTATTTTGCTTTATCCTGTGAGTATCTTAGTTAGGTGCCATCTCACCCATTAAACTTTTTTCCCACCTTCTACACATATTAATATATTCAAAAGTTTCTATAAGATGTTGCTCTAATAAACCATCTCTATAACCAATTGACTTACGAGTTTCTATTTTAGTATTAGAAAAATTAACCCATTCAACAAACATTTGTTGGATTTCTTCCTCAGTAAATCTTTCTACATTAATTAATGCTTGAGTTAATCCTGTAACAAATGCTTCAAATAAAACTCTATTTTTCTCTATTTTTTCTTCTATTTTAGCCAATACTTCTGGTTCAGGCGCTTTTAATACACTATTAATAATTTTATAGTATGTTAAATCTGCCTTAAGGGAGTTATTTGCCATTTGACACTCAACACCTTCTTGAACTGTGTTTAAAAGCTCTTGAATTTGCTCTTCAGAGTAGTTAGGACCCACATCACTTTTTTCCTGTGCGGAGACAGGGATAATAAATATTAGTGACAATATTAAGGATATTAGTATTTTCATAACAGTACTTATCAGGAGAACAAAATGTCTGACGAAACAGTAGACCCATTAGAGCATACACACGACGACGGCACAACACATTCACATGAGGGTGGTGATCAAGAACACAATCATAATGAAGTACCTGCATTCAATTTAGCAGATTTAGCCGCAGTAAAACAAATTATTGAAGTAAGTTCCCGTAGGGGTGCTTTCAATGCCGCTGAACTATCGGCAGTTGGTATGACTTATGATAGATTAATAGCATTTTTACAACATCATGTTCCAGCACCAGATACACCAGCTGAAGATGATGATACACCAACAGCAGAGATTGAACCACCTGCAGATGAGGAATAGGAGAAATATATGAAACACGTTGGCAAGCAAATATCAACAAGCGACAAAGTAGTAGTACTTTTCAGGGAAGTTCCCGGCGAGCCAGATAATTGTTTAGTGGTAAAGACAAGATCGTTACCAGAGACAGAACACGACTCTTTAATGGCAGTATTAGAGGGCCTTGAAGGGCAACAATCCAATCAATTGGCTGATGTGCTACATCACCATATGAATAAAGAAGGACGTCCTATTTTGGAAACATTACATTCTACTCGCAAAATAATGAAACTTCCAACAAACGATGTAGCACTAACGCCTGATTCACAGAATGCAGTTCCATTAAATCAAGTAAATGATGCAATTAGAGCAAATGAAGTAAGTAGTGATACTGGCAGTCCCGCCGTAGTTGCACAGCAAAGTCAAACAGAAGATGGAAGTGTAATGAGTGATGCACAAATTGCTGAAAGTCTTAATAATCAAGCTGCAATGATGGAATCAGAAGCGGCGAGGTTAAGAGAAGAGGCAGATGAGTTGATGCCAAAAACAGTCAAAAAGAAAGCAACAACTAAAAAGAAGACTAAGGCTCGTGCCACAGCCTAATGATAGTATTTGTTTAACTAGAGCATTTTTAAATAGGTGGGAGACAATAATAGAGGGGGTTGATATAACCAACATACCTGTGGAATATATTGACCATTTAGTAGTACATACTATAGGTAAACAAGAAATTATTGTTAGTGTAGTAGAATTATTACAACAAGGCATTCCACCAGAAGATTTAGAAATTGCTTTAGAAGAACGAATGGAAGAATTTGAAGATGAAATAGTCTCCGTTGATTATATTTTAAACATCGGAAAAATATCAACGGATATTCAATCAACCACAGACGAAACATTGAAAAATTTATGACACAAGTTAATGACATTGATTTTGAAAGCAGTACAAACTATGTAAAGTATTTGGACCACGGCTTCGTAGGACTCATAG